AGAGGAGCCCATCCAAGAGGAGACGCCTCCCGAAGAAACAACCACGACAACTGAGCCAAGTCCAGAAGAAACATACCCTGATACTACAGAGGAAACTGTTGATTCCACAATCGCTCCAGATTTAGAGCCAAATTTAGAGCCAGACACTCCGTTAACCGACGAGCAGGTCACATCCATAATTGAGGAAGCTGAGAGCGTTGAGGCTTTAGTAGAAGCTTTGTCAGAGCTAGAGCCAGAACAAGTGGCTCAGGTTCTTGAGGAGATCCTGTCTGAAGAACCAACACAGGAGCAAGCTGCAGCGCTTGCAACATCTCCCGAAGTGCTTGCTATTGTTAGCGCAGAGCAGGCAGGAGAGATCTTCGCAGCCCTGGATGTAGATGAGCTGACCGACGAGCAGACAGAGCAGCTTGTAGAAGCCGTCCAGAACGCTCCAGAAGCCGTTAGAGAGGAGTTCGAGGACAAGGTGGATGTCTTTAAGTCCGGCCTTGACACGTACGTTCCAATTGGTTCTACCATCCCGGTTGGGACTAGGCGCACCCTGATTGCTGCGACCGCGGGGATAACCCTCGCAGCAGCTGGTACTAGAATTAGACGTTAATGAGAAAGATCTTTGACCACCTAGCTGATAACTCCTGGACTTACGCTGGCACCGGCATGGTCTTGATCACCCTGTCTGGCCCTACTTTACGGCAGGCCCTATGGATTACTGGTGTAACATTGATATTGCATTCGGTACTAACACTTAGTAAGAAAGATTAACCATGGCAAAACTTCAGAACATCGCGTTCCGTATCTTCGCACTCTTCGGCTCGTCAGCTCTTGCAGCTGTAGCTGGTGGTGCCCTTATCGGCGTTCAACTATGGAAGTCTGCAGCACTTGCCGGTATTATGGCATGTGCACAAGTAATCGAGAAGCTCTTGCGCTTCAGTGTTGACGGTTCACTCACCAAAGAAGAAATTGAACTTGCGTTCACTGGTGCAGTTAAGCCTAAGCCTGAAGCAGCAGCTGAGTAATGTCATTACCGATCGTACCGATCAAGTACTGCGAGCACATCAAAGGAAAGAAGCCAAGCGAGATAACTCCAGCCATGCTGCGCAAGTTATCCACAGGTGGACAGATGCACCATTGTGCTGCCCGTGCATTCGAAGCCATGGTCGCAAAGGCAAAGGCAGATGGGGTGGTTATCAAACCCACTTCAGCCGGTGACACATTCCGCAGTATCGACCAGCAGCTCAAAGGATTCCTCCAACGCTACAGCGAGACCGATACTGGTACTGGCAAGACACGCACATACAAGGGTAAGAAGTGGTTCCTCAAGCCAGGTAACGCTCCTCTTGCAGCTCCTGAAGATGATCCAAAGAAATGCTCGCGTCATATGCTTGGCATTGCTGTCGACGTTGCTAACGCTAACGGCAAGATTCTTGAGTGGATGAAGAACAACATTGCTGCATTTGGATTCTCTTGGGAAGTTGTTCCTGAAGAACCATGGCACATCCGCTGGGTAGATAGCACACCATCACAGGCTGTCCTCGATTACGAGGCAACACTGGCGCCTAAGGCATAACCTTGTGGATGGTGGCGTCGCTATCGTACTTGCTGCTGCTGTTACTGGTTCTTTTAGTTTGCTAACTGTGCTTGTGCAGAAGTTCCGCAAAGAGAACGCCCGTGATCACGACGTGGTTATGGGGATGCTTAAGTACATGCACAAGTCTGTAATCCGTACAGAGGGTAAGTTGGACAAGCACATTCAGGATCACGACAGAAAGATCTGAGTGCCCCCCGTCGGGTTGCCACAGTCCGACTCCCTAAACAAATTCACAGCGCCCAGCCACACGACATGGCTGACTACCCAGGTTCCCCTGTTTACTGCCCACCCTCTGCGACAAGGGCACACACATGCGACTAGCCAGTTGTTGATCGAACACGATATACCCCTACCCAAACTTTTGCAACCTGTGTGTTAATGTTTCTTTCGTCACCCGGGGGCTTTGGTTATTTCCCTTCCTTGGGCCTTCGGGTGACACTTACACACGGAGGGAAAACAATGAGTAAATTCACAGAAGTATTGTCCACTAAACAACATGTTCCAGCTCAAGAAAAAATTAAAAATTCTCTTGACAAAGAGTCGTACAACGACTTTATGGAAGCATTAAAAAACCCCGGCATATCATCCGCAGCTATTTGTCGAGCACTCAAGGATCTTGGTATCGAGGTATCAAATATGAGTATCCAAAGATGGAGAAACAAGTGAGCAGTCGGTTTCAAGAGACGGTAGAGTTGCAAAATGAAATTGCAGAACTTAGGCGTGCTCTTAAAACGAGCCAGCTCGCAGAGTCAAGATCAAGGATCAAATCTCAAGGGATCATTGATGCAGTATATCGCGCTGCAAAAGATGCGTCTCTCGCTACGGGCAATGCACGCAGAACACCGGCGTTACCAAAGAAAGATGCGCGCAAAACAAAACCTGAAGTAGCCCTTGTTCATGCAACGGATTGGCAATGTGGAAAGAAGACTCAGTCTTACGACATCGCAACCCTCTCGCAGAGAATAGAAACATTTGCACAAAAGGTTATTGAACTAACAGAGATACAGCGAGCACATCACCCAGTAAAAGAATGTGTACTCATGTTTGGTGGCGACATGGTCGAAGGTGTATCCATCTTCCCCGGCCAAGCATACGAGATTGAAGCCCACCTATTCGAGCAGTTGTTCGAGGTGTCGAGAATCATGGAGCAGATGGTTCGCACGTTCTCTTCGTACTTCGAGAAGGTATCCATTGTGTGTGAGTACGGAAACCACGGGCGACTAGGACGTAAGGGCGACATGCCTGATGGGGACAACATTGACCGTGTCGCATACAAGATAACAAGCGACAGAACAAAAGACCTGAAGAATGTCACATGGCAGCAGTCATTAGATTGGTATCAGATAGTAGAGATCGGAAAGTACAGGGCATTGCTTGTGCATGGTGACGAGATCGGATCATACGGAGGAATACTTCGCAAGGTAAGTTCATGGTCTACTGGTGTGGTCGAACCGTTTGCTGACTGTTATGTCGGGCACTTCCACACCCCAACAACATTGACCATGGCTAACGCTGGGCGTATCTTTGTATCAGGATCACCGGAGTCACACAATGAGTACGCGCGTGCGTATGTAGGTGCAGTAGGTAAGCCGTCACAGCGCCTGCACTTCATTGATCCAGCCAAGGGCAGGGTTACTGGGGAATACACATGTTGGTTGTAAACCCGCGCGTGTGCGCGTGCGTATATGACGGGGTCATCCCGCGCCACCCAGTATGTGGGGAGAAACTGGACGACGCCGATGAATGAGCCGCTCACCTATATATACGTGACATGGAGGGACGCGCACTCCGGCACCACTACATGGACGCAACCAACGGAGATCGATCCCGAGCCGTGCATTGTAAGAACGTCTGGATTTCTTCTGGCTGAATCGGAAGGTGGCAAGCCAGACCACATCACCGTGTTCCAATCGATCACCCCAGATGGTGACGTTGACCATGTTCTTCATATCCCAGTCAAGATGATTGTGGATTTCAAGTGTGTGCAGGTTGACTTCAACTCAGGGGTTGTCATAACTCAACCTATCCAGTAGCGTGATCCCACCCACAAGGAGGGAACATGGAAGAGAACAGATATCAAATTACAAAGCCGACGCACGGTAGCCAAGAATGGTTGCTTGCTCGCTGGCAAGATGACAAGGGTCGCAAGCGCATTGCCGCCTCTACCGCAGCAGCAGTACATGGTGAACATAAGTACATGACACCCGGCGATCTTGCTACCGAACTGTTGGCAAGTGAACCACCAATGCCAAAGCCACCAACCCAAGCAATGGAGCGTGGCAACCGCATGGAACCAATGATCATTGAATGGGTTGCAGACGAAGAACGCATTGAACTATTCACCCCTAATGAGTTGTATTGCTACGACGATGGTCGTGCCCGCATGGTCGCCACCCTTGACGCACAAGACGGAACAGGAACACCATTTGAAATCAAGACGATCAACAAGAAGTGGGACGGCAAACTCCCACCACATTGGTACTGGCAGGGAGTGCAGCAGTCCATCTGTTCAGGCATGCGCGACATTGAATGGCGTGTCTTTGACAGCGACATGGTTATCCACCGCTATAAGCAAACCGTTTCGTCTGACGAGCGCCAGGTACATATCGAGGCAGTTGCAAAGTTTCTTGAGGCGATTGACCTAGGTGATGTTCCTGATACGGCAATCATGTCGTACGAAAACATGAGTGAGTTGTACTCCAAGTCGCTGCCCTTGCAGGTAGAACTTCCGGGTGAGGCATCGCTAATGATCGCTGACTTGGATAAGGTGAAGCAAGGTATCAAGGCGCTGGAAGAAAGAGAAAGTATTCTCAAGGCGGAACTTGGGAAGCTACTGCAAGAAGCAGAAGAAGGTGTGATCGACGGGGAGGTCGTGATCACCTGGAAGGAACAGAAGCGTACATCGTTTGACTCAACCCGATTTGACAGAGAGCGTCCGGAGTTGGCAAAGTTGTACAAGAAGGACACGAAGTTTCGTGTCATGAAAACCAAAGGAAGGAAATAACAATGGCATCATTCAACCTAGATAACTACGAGACCGTAGAAGATCGACTCGTTAAGTTTTGGAACGAACATCAGGATGGAAGAATCCTTACGTCCGTCCACTACTACGACGACAACCGCATCCTCGTACGTGCAG